TAGATGCATTTGATAGTTGGCCTTCTTTTAATACTACTAGAACTTGGTATAATACTAAAGAAGAAGCTTATGTTTATTATTATTCTATAATAAATAATACCCCACCCCAATAATGGCTGATCCAATAAAATACACAACAACCCTCCCATCAAACTCAATTTTAAAAGGTAGTACTGCCTCTGCTATAGTTAGTGGTAATTATGGTCCTACATCATCAACAGGTTGGTATAGTGGATTAAGACAATCACTATATACTATTATTAAAGCTCAAAATGGTGCCCCACCCTTACAATACCAACCTCCAAATGATACAGAATTAATAAAATTTTGTAATACAACAGCAACACCATCACCAACAACCCCCATTACCACAATTTCAGAAGCTTTAGAGTTTCTATCAAATTCTGATTATGTGGTAAATTATGGTTCAACACCCCCTGATAACTTTCCCATAGGTTTACCTATGGATGGTTTATCAATGTATGTTGATTCCCAAATTGATGCTAGTGTTTTTACAGCAACTAAATGGTTAGATGTAAGCGGGAATGGTTTAGTATTTGATAGTTATGGGACTGCTTTAAACTTAGAAAACATCGGAGGTTATGAAGCCTGGAGGCTTAATGGGTCAGGATATTTTCAATGTAATGATAAATATGGAGTAGTTAATATGGGTGGAGATTGTACCCTTGTTATGTGGTTATACTGCACTGATGAGGGGGTTAGTGAGAGAGATACTATATTTGAAAAGCAAGGAAATGGTAATACATCCTACCAAGGGGAAATAGCAGTTACTTGGGAGACTAGTAATGGGTTTAGTTATTATAGTCGAAAAACATCAAACTACGATTCCGCAAGTGGGGGATCTTTAACAACCGGGGCATGGAATATGATATCCATCAAAATGAGTACTGGATTAACAACAGCTGCAAGAACAGGATTCCGATCTAAAAATGGGGGGAATTATAATGCAAGTTATAACTCAAGAAGCAATACGGCACTAACCCCTTCATTAGCTATTAGACTTGGAACCGGGTATGCGGGCCCAGTTGAAGGTGAAAATGGTATGGGAGCCTTTTTAACATATAATAAAATGTTATCAAATTCAGAAATAAATCAAGTTTGGGAGGCAACAAGAGAAAGATACGGACTGTAGCATTTTAATTTGGATACCCCCGAACATATTCGTATATTGAATCAAATAAAAAGTTATAAATGGAAAACAAACGTAGAAAAATCCACGAAGAGTTAGAAGTGGTACAAGAAGGTTTTGCAAATGGTGTAGCCCAAGGCTTCCCACTATCAAACCAAGAAAAGTCAGATATGATTGAAGACGCTACTGCAGCCTTCGGTGAGTTTTTGGATGCATTAAGATGCGATTGGAGAAATGATCCCAATTCAATGGAAACTCCCAAACGTGTAGCTAAAGCATACGTAAATGATTTATGGGCAGGTAGATATACTGCAATGTCACCTATTACTTCATTTCCAAGTGATGGTTATGATGGAATTATTATAGAAAGAAATATTCCATTAACTTCAATGTGTTCACATCACCACCAATCAATTGGAGGAGTAGTTCATATTGGATATATTGCTGGAGAAGCAGGACAAGTAATTGGTTTAAGTAAATTAAACAGAATTGTAGAATTATTTGGTCGTAGAGGTGCTATTCAAGAACAACTAACATCAGCTATTCATAATGCAGTGTGTAAAATTACTGAAGGAAATAGAGGTGTTATTGTTACTATTGTAGCAGGACATAATTGTGTAAGTTGTAGAGGTGTTAAACACCAAGGTGCTTCAATGGTCACTACAAAAGCATCAGGAGTATTTAGAGATAATGATAACTTATCAAGAAAAGAATTTTTTGACAGTCTGAAGATTAATAACGGAGGACATAATATTTAAATAAATAATAGTTATGAGTAAAAGTAATGTACCATTTGTAAATGAAGTAGAGGAATTCAATTCCACTATGGGTAAACCAAATAATTATGAACCTACAATTCCCGAAAAGAAAGAATGGCAATTTGTTTATGATTTCATCCTTGAAGAACTTGAAGAATATAAACATGCCTGTGAAACAGGAGATATTGTTGAGGTTCTTGATGCTTTATGTGACATTGCCTATGTTTCGTTGGGTAACGGAACTATGTTACATGGTCTTAAGGATAAAATATGGCCAGCCTATCAAGAAGTACAAGGGTCGAATATGTCAAAAGCTTGTTCAAGCGAAGAGGATGCACAAGCGACCGTGGAGCTTAGGTCAAAAGAACAAAAAGAACCGTGTCACTATGAGAAAGTTGGTAATTATTATATTGTCTATAGAACACGTGATAGGAAGGTAATGAAAAATGTTAAATATTATCGACCAGATTTAAAACAATTCTTTACAGAGGAAGAATTAAAATCAGTTTAAATAATAATTACAAAAAATAGTAAGACTTAACTTGGAGACGGGTTAAGTCTTTATTATATTGTGGTCAAAATAGGTTATAAATGTATAAAAAATGTTTCGCACAGAGAATAAGAGGAAATAACTTTCTAATCCACCTTTGGGAGGATAAGGGTTATAGTAAAGTTGAATGGACTAATCAAGCTTATATTGAATGTGAAGATCACCAATCAACTCATATGGGGTTAAACGGGGAATCATTAAAAAAGATAGCAAATTGGAAGTCAGATAATTCCAAACTTCATTTTCACGATATGACTCCCTACCAAAAATTTCTAGTTGAAAGGTATGGGATAAACGATGAACCCTCAACAACACAAAAAGAATTATTTTTTGATATTGAAACTGAAATGGGTGATGCTCTTACAGAAGATTATATTAAATCAGCACCTAAGAAAGTAACATCCATTGCTTGGTATGATAAACAAGTTAATGAGTGGGCTATTTTAATTTTGGATCCAAAATCTAAAATGAAAAGAACTAAAGCCAAAACTAAAGAAATTATTCCCTGTAAAACAGAAGAAGAGTTACTATTAAAATTTTTAGAAAGATTTAGAGAAATAGATCCTGATATTATAGTAGGGTGGAATAGTGATTATTTTGATATCCCTTATTTATACTATAGAATGTGTAATGTTTTAGGTCAGGATGTTGCCAAATATCTATCCCCAATTGGTTATGTTAGAGAAACACCTTGGTACAAGGATCAATATATCCAAATAGCTGGAGTTGAATCTCTTGATTATATGCGTTTACATAAAAAGTTTAGTTGGGCAGATGAACCATCATTTAAATTAGATGCCATTGGTGAAAAATATGCTGGATTAAATAAAATTGAATATGATGGAAATTTAGATAAATTATTTGAAGAGGATCCATTAAAATTTATTCAATATAATTTTAGAGATGTTGAAATTTTAAAAGTATTAGACGAAAAGTTAGATTATTTATCTTTAGTTAAAAATTTAGCACATAAGGGTAAACATAACTATAGTGAAGTATATGCAAATACTAAAACACAAGATGGAGCAATTTCAGCATATCTTTTAAGCAAGAAAATAGTACCACCTGCTAAGGATCGTAATCCACTATCAAAGAAAAACTATGCTGGTGGTTATTTATTTTGTCCTAAAGCTGGAATTTATAATTATGTTTTTGATGAAGATTTAACATCACTATATCCTTCAATTATAATGACTATTAATATTGGTAAAGAAACTATGGTTGGTAGAATTATAGATGCTGATGATAGAAATAATCGTTTAGGATTAAATGACCTAAAACGCAGAGATCCTGAAGAAGAGTTTATAGTAGAAAATATTAAAAGAAGTAGAACTAAAGTTAATGTAGGTAGATTAATTGCTATGGTTGAAGGTAATGATTTATCAATATCAGCAAATGGTGTTATGTTTAATACAGATCGTGAATCCGTGTTATCAACAATATTAAAAAAGTGGTTTGATGAAAGAGTTTTATATAAAAATAAAATGTCAAAAGCTTATAAATCCGGTGATAAGGAATTAGGAGCTGCATTTCATATGAAACAATATACTATGAAAATTTTGTTAAATAGTTTATATGGTGCAACAGCTTTAGGTAGTTTCAGATATGGTAACGTTGTATTGTCTGAAGCTATAACGCTTAGTGGACAGCGTATTATACAAGAATCTGCGTTAGCCGCAAATCGACATATAAATAAAGTTATTAAAGAAGAATTACCATTATGAAACATATAGAAGATACTCCATGGTGGATTTGTGATATAGAGGATACTAACTATGTAGCCTATTCAGATACAGATTCCATTTATATACATGCTGAACCCTTACTTAGACATTTATACCCATCATTTGATGAAATGCCTAGTGAAGATAAAGATGATAAGTTAGAAGAAATAGCTTTAAAATATCAAGACATTATAACAGATTCATACGATAGTCTAGCTTTAGATTGTTTTAATGCTAAAGGTAAACACAGATTAGAGATGAAAACTGAATGTGTTATTAGAGCTGCATATTTTAGAGCAACTCGAAGGTATGCACAGTGGATTACTAAACAGGAAGGTATTGTAAAAGAATCACTTGATGTTAAAGGACTTGAATTTAAAAAAGCAAATTTCCCACCAGTATTGGGTAAATTTTTTCATAAAACATTAGTAGATGTATTAAAGGGAGCAGAACAGGGTGAAATAGATACTAGATTAAAATCATTTAAAACTCAAATTCTAGATGGTTCAATTTCCCTTACAGAATTAGGTAATCCAACATCAGTAAAAACTTTAAATAAATATACTGAGCGTAAAGCAAGAGCCGGAGAGATGTTTACTGTAGTTGCTAAAGGAGCACCTGCCGCTGTCAGAGCTGTTATTAGATATAATGACTTACTAAATTTTTGGGGGTTAAATAAAAAACACCCCCAAATAACTCAAGGTGATAAAATTAAATGGATTTATCTAAAACCAAACCCATACCAAATTGATGCAATTGCATTTTTAGAGTGGGATATACCAGAAAAAATTCATACATTCATCACCCAACATGCAGATAGAAAAAAAATCTTCGAATCTATATTATTAAATAAATTAGAAGGATTTTACAATGATTTAGGATGGACCCTAAACTTAAACCCTTATAAAGAAATGTTTTTTAAATTTTAAATATGATAAATAAATTAACAGTACAATCAATAATTAACAAGTATTATCTTGGAACAAATGAATCCGTAAAATGGGAAGTCAAAGACAATTTTTTAAATGTTGATTTTATGACCCCTAGTAAGGATGTAATAGGAAATGTAACTTGTGCTAACTTTCAACTAGAAGATTGTAAATTAGCAATATATGATACTAAAAAATTAAATAGTTTAATTAGTATTTGTAGTGGTGATTTACTTCTAGAACTTATAAAGAATAAAGCAATTTACACAAAACTACAAATATCAGATCTTAATTTCAATCTTAACTATGCCTTATCTGATCCATTATTAATTAGCAAAGTAGGAGAAGTTAACGAAGCTGAATGGGTAGTAGAATTAAATCTATCTCAAGAAGATATTGATAATATTATTAAAGCTAAAAGTGCACTATCCCAAGTAGATAATATGTTAGTAACAACTACAACCAATTTAGATGGTGTAGATGTAGTTGAATTTGTATTTGGTGACGAGTCAGGACATAACAATAAAATTACATACCAGGTATTAGGTGATGTAAAAGAAACTAATTTAAAATTACCTTTTAACTCTGATACATTTAAAACTATTCTACAAGCTAATAAAGATATGAATGGCGGAAAATTATTATTAAGTAGTATGGGATTAATGAGATTAGATTTTAATTTAGAGGATATCACATCAAAATATTATATGGTTCGTAAAGCTGAAACTGAATTTTAATTCTTGTTAAAGAAAATAAAAACCATTATATGTATTATAAATTGACCTAAGGGCGCACGTTTTATTTTACTAACCGATGATCGAAAGACATCACAAAAAACAAATGATATGAGTACATTATTCCAAGAACACACCCCCTTCGATATTTTATATCGAAATTTATTCAAAGCAGATGAAGCATACGCTCCTGCACTAAATTCTAAACAACCACATCCATTAGATATTTACTACGATCAAGAAGGTCTTTACTTCGAGATTGCATGTACAGGTCTTATTAAAGAAGATATTTCAATTGAAATTGAATCGGATGTATTAAGAATTTCTTACACTAAACCAAAAGAAGAAGAACAAAAAGACCTCTCAGGGTATATTTACCACGGTTTAAGTAGAAAATCATTTAATTTAGGGTATAAAATTGCCCCTAAATTTGATCTTACCAAAATCATTGCAGAAATGGAAAATGGATTATTGAAGATTTCATTACCATTATCTAAAGAAGCAAAGCCAAAAACTATTAAAATTAATTAACCTAAAGCGCCCTTTAGGTTGGTTTACCGTAAATTTATTCGTATATTACGGTATAAATAAAAAATAGTTATATGGCAAAAATTACAGACCCAAGAATGAAACCCTATTATATAGGGAGAGACGCACATTGTTATACAGTGTACGAAGTTGTAACCCCTCAAGAAAGATATTTAGAAAAAGGTAGTGAAGGTAAGGATTATGAAAAGCCTGTATCTCACCATGCTGACTTTGGAAATGCTTTAAAAAGAGTTATGAAGGAAAAACTTCATAATGAGCAAGATCACTATGAAAGTCTACAAGAATATATTGAAAAGTGGGATCAATTAAGAGATGAGTTAGCACAAATAGTAAATTACAAACAATTATAAATAATATGAAATTAGAAGCTTTATTTAACGCAGTTATCGTTAAGCCCATAGAGGCAGAGGAAACCCAACATGGAAACATTATTGTTCCAGATATGGGAAATGAAAAAAATCAAACCGGGGAAGTTATATCAGTAGGACCTGGACAATCTACACTTATGGGTGAGTTTGTTAAAACCATTAGTAAAGTGGGTGATGTAGTAGTTTTACCTACACAAGGATTTACAAAACTTCCCCATGATGGAGAAGAATATTGGGTAGGACCCGAAAATCAAATTTTAGCAAAAATAAATAAATAATAAAAAACATGCCAGTAGATTACAAAAAACAAATAAAATTCGGTGCTGAAGCTAGAACTGAATTAATGAAAGGAATAAATATTTTAGCCGATGCCGTTACTTGTACATTAGGTCCTAATGGGAGAAATGTATTAATTGACCATAGTGGATATGACAATTTAGGTACACCAACACATACTAAAGATGGTGTAACAGTTGCAAGAAATATTACTGTTGATGGTTTAATTCCAAATTTAGGAGCTCAAATGGTTAAAGCAGCAGCAACTCAAACAGCAGATAAAGCTGGTGATGGTACTACCACATCAACACTTTTAGCTAGAGAATTAGTTAATGCGGGTTTAAAACATCTTAATAATGGTGAAAATGCTATTGAAATTAAGAGAAATATTGAGACAGCTGTTAATGAAGTAGTTAATACTATTAAAACAAGCATTAGTAAAGAAATTAGTGGTGAAGAACAACTTCAACAAATAGCAACTATATCAGCTAATAATGACATTGAAATAGGTAAGTTAATAGCAACAGCTATTGATAAAGTAGGTAGAGATGGTGTAGTTCATATTGAAGAATCAAAATCAGGAGATACATATCTTGAAACTGTAGAAGGGATGCAATTTGATCGTGGTTATAAGTCACATTTCTTTGTTACAAACAATTCCGATATGAGTTGTACTCTTGAAGATCCATATATTTTAATTGCGGATCATAAATTCACACAAGTAAAAGAATTATTACCTATATTAGAAGGTGTATCAAATGCTAATAAATCCTTACTTTTGGTTTGTGATGATATTGATGGTGAAGCATTAGCTACCCTTATTGTAAATAAAGCAAGAGGAATTCTTAAAGTTGCTGCTGTTAAAGCACCAGATTTTGGAGATAGAAAAAAACTTATACTAGAAGATATAGCTGCCTTGACAGGTGGAACTGTATTTGATAAAGATAAGGGTATGAAACTTGATAAATTTTCTTATGATTGGTTTGGTCAAGCTCGTACAGTAACGGTTACTAAAGAACAAACAACAATTGTTGATGGTAAAGGTAGTGAGGATGAAATTAATACTAGAGTAAATGATTTACAACAACACATTGAACAAGAAGAAACTCCGTATATTATTGAACATTTGCAAAATCGCTTAGCAAAAATGATTGGTGGTGTATCTATTATCCATGTTGGAGGATATACTGAAACGGAAATGCGTGAGAAAAAAGATAGGGTAGATGACGCACTTCATGCTACTAAAGCAGCATTAGAAGGTGGTATAGTACCAGGTGGAGGTACAGCTTTACTTTATGCATCTAATTTATTGAAATCCGATAGTTTAGGAGCAAGTATTGTAAAAAAAGCATGTAGAAAACCATTTACTCAAATTTTAGTTAATGCAGGTTATGACAATACTCAAGCTGAAATTTTAGCAGCAAGTTTAATTGAATCTAATAAAATATGGGATGGTTACAACATTAAAACCAAAAAGATTGTTAATATGGAGGATGAAGGAATTTTAGATCCATCTAAAGTTACAATTACAGCATTACAAAATGCAGCATCTGTAGCAGGAACTATTCTTTTAACTGAATGTGTAGTAGCAGATCATCCAGAACAAAAAGAAATGACACCTTCAGCTCAATATTAAATATGGAAACTAAAGTTGTAGAACATAATGAGTTAATCGCAAAGAGAGTTGCACCTGGTGACAGGTGGACTCTCGTTGGCGATGTTAAAAAGGAAATATTCCCAACTCTAACAGACGCCTTAGAAGCTTTTTTCCATCAAACAAATTTTAGTGGTGCTTTTAGATTAGACCCTATTGATAGTAAATTATATGCTATTCAAACCTCTAGTATAGATGTTGAAAAAGAAAAACCTAAAACCTTTAGTATGTATGGGGAATTTAGGCAAGGAGTATAGCAAAAACATTTGGAGAAGCAAATAATAATTCGTATATTACCGTTATGATAGATAAAAAACATTCACTGTTAGTGGAAAAATACCGACCAACTATATTAGATAATTATGTTGGAAATGAGAATATTAAATCCACAATGAACCAATATATAGGACAAAATGATATTCAAAATCTAATATTTTATGGACCCGCTGGAACAGGTAAGACTACTCTAGCTAAGATTATTGTTAAAAACATCGATTGTGATCATTTGTATATTAATGCAAGTGATGAAAGGGGTATTGAAACTATTAGAGACAAAGTATCAGGATTTGCAAGTACAATGTCTTTTAAACCACTTAAGGTAGTTATTTTAGATGAAGCAGATTTTTTAACTATACAAGCACAAGCTTCTTTACGTAATGTTATTGAAACATTTTCTAGAACTACACGTTTTATTTTAACTTGTAACTTTATAGAACGTATTATAGATCCTTTACAATCAAGATGTCAAACATTAAAAATTGTACCCCCAAGTAAATTAGATATTGTTAAACATTTAAATAAAATTATTGATAAAGAAAATATTAATGTAGAAAAAGTTAATGATTTAGCAATAATAGTTAATAATAATTATCCGGATGTACGTAAAATGCTTAATACTATACAAGTATCTACAACAGATAATAAATTAAATTTAGATACAACATCATTAGTCTCCTCTAACTATATGGTAAAAGTTTTAGAATGTTTACAAGTATCAAAACCAAAATTTAACGAGATTAGACAGATAATTGCAGACGCAAATGTTAAGGATTTTGAAGAATTTTATAGGTACTTATATGATAATTCTGATAAATTTGCTCAAGGTAAAGAAGGTATGGTAGCATACCATATTAATGAATATTCTTATCAATCAAATTTTAGGATCGATAAAGAAATTAATTGTATGGCTTTAATAAACCAGTTAATACATTTATAATGAGTCATAATTTATACCACTCTAATGAAAAACTAACATATACCTCTGAAGGTAACCTTGTAGATAGTAAAGGAGCAGAAGTAATGATGGGGTGGGAAAGTGGAATTATGAAACATCAAGCTACTACAATTGCTAAAAATAGAGGTGATATTCTTAATGTAGGATTTGGGTTAGGTTTAATAGATAATTACATCCAATCATTTAATCCGAAAACTCACACCATTATTGAATCAAATAAGGATGTTCAGAAAAAAATGATTGATGATGGGTGGTTAGAAAAACCTAATGTAACTCTTATATTTAAATCTTGGCAGGACGTATTAAATGATTTACCTAAATTTGATGGAGTTTTTTATGATTGTTGGTTAGATGATCAAAAACCTTTTGATGAAAATATTAAAAATATTTTAAAGCCCGGGGGTATTTATTCATTTTTTAATAATCCTAACAATGGGGTAATAAATAATATAGCCATAAATTCCTATAATGTTTTAAGTGAATTTTGTAATATTACCTCAACAAGTATAAATATTGATAATATAGATATAAAAAAACATAACTATTGGGATTTAGATAATAAAACATATTGGATTCCTGAATGTAGATTAAAAAAAACATGAGAGATTTCATTACCTTCTCTTTAATATGGTATAGTCAACAAATGGCTATTCCCTTTTGGATGATAGGGCATGTACATTTATCATTAAATAATTACAAAGACTTGCACGAAATTATCGCTAGTGTGGGTTTAAATTTTTTAGTAGCGGTAGGATTTATAATTGATTTTAAACAACAAAAAAACAAAAACAATGTCGAAACAACAACAACAACAACAAATGAATGTAGATGTAAAAAACACTACATCAATTGAAACACCTAGTGGTAAAGTAGTTTTTCAACAAGGAATGATACTTCGTAAAGTATCAAAATTCGTAGTAGGAGCAGATGAAGATGCAATTATGCCTATTCCTGTATTTTATGATCCTGAAACAAATAAAATTCTAGAATCAACTATCCCAGTCGATCTTAGAGAAGAATATAAAGATCATACCATAGTATAATGAAGCTTTGGGATTGGTTAGATGAAATCACCGTTAAGAAATCACCAGCATCTCAATTTTCGAAAGAAGATTGGGATAGTTGGAATTCTTACATGGTTCATAGATTTATGTCTATGAGTACTAGTAATATTGAAATAGCTAATTTAGCTCAAAGGATGCAACCTACAGATAAAATAGGTATTTATAATTTCTATTGTAGCTTAATCCCTAAAAGAAAGGTATGGAATAAATATATTAAGTCAAGTATTAAATCTAAAAATAAAGACCTAATATCAGCAATAGCTAATTACTTTGAAGTTGGATTTCATGAAGCAGATCATTATATTGATATTATAGGTAAGCAAGAAACAAAAAATATATTAACCTCTATAGGTAAAGAAAAAAAAGAAATAACTCAACTATTTAAAATATGACACCCGAACTATTAAAAATGTTAACAACATCAGCTGAAGCCGATAAAGCAAAAGCACTACTATCGTTAAACTTATTAGGACAAAAAGCCGTAGGTATTGGTGACCATTCCACAGAAGATTTTTACAAAAATGCAGAAGAAGCTCTTGTAATGTTAGTTGATGCTGATGATAGGTTAAATACCTTAAAAACATACTTTAACTATAAAAAAATACTATAATGAGCAGTACAGTAGAAAAATATTACGAAAATCAACCAGATAATAAGGAAATAAACCCTACAGAAATTAGAACAAAATCTGATTTTGAAAAAACATATCCTTTACTATCAATTGAATTTCAAAAAATCCAAAAAGAACAATATGATTTATTTGCTAGTAAGATGATGGATTATGGTCTAGGTAATATCTCGCTAGGTTCAGATTTAAATATACCTGAAGATAGGGATTTATCACTTACAGGTATATGGCTTCGTTGTAATGATAAAATTAATCGTTTGAAAAATATTCTAAAGCGTAACGGTAAAACATATGTTGCAGGTGAAGCATCAATTGATAGTTGGATTGATATTTCTAATTATGGAATTATAGCAATGTTGGTTACTAGAAATAAATGGAAATAAATGTCTAAAAGAAAAGTACCAAATATTGTAAAAGAAATCCGAAATTATATTCCGGAAACCTTGAACCATGCATATCAAAAAAATGTTTCATTTTCTCAACTTTCTATGTTTAGACAATGTCCTAAAAAATGGTCATTACAATATAAGGAGGGTCATAAACAATATACCCCAACAATACACACAGTATTTGGTACAGCCTTACACGAAGCTGTTCAACATTATTTAACAGTAATGTATGATGAAAGCGCAGCGGCTGCTGATAGGGAAGATATTATAGGTATGTTTGAAGACTGTCTAAGAGAAGAATATCAAAAACAATATAAAAGAAGTAATAGTCATTTCAGTTCACCAGATCAATTAAGAGAATTTTATGATGATGGGGTTACTATAATTAATTATTTAATTAAAAATAGAAATAAATATTTTAGTAAACGGGGTTGGTACCTTGCAGGTTGTGAAGTACCCATAATGATAATGCCTAATAAGCGGTATACAAACGTATTATACCAGGGATTTTTGGATGTCGTATTATACCATGAACCTACAAATAAATTCCATATAATCGATATTAAAACATCAACATCTGGGTGGAATGCTAAGGCTAAAAAAGATGAAGACAAACAATTCCAATTAATTCTATATAAGAAATTCTTTAGTGAAACATTTAATGTTCCTTTAGATGATATTGATATTGAATTCTTTATTGTTAAGCGTAGATTATATAAAAGTGAGGATTATGTAATACCTAGAATACAACAATTCAAACCAGCATCTGGTAAGGTTAAAATGAATAGAGCATCTAAAGCTTTAGAAGAATTCATTACTAAAGCATTTGATAGAGAGGGACATGCTGAAGTTGAACATATAGCAACTCCTAACAGTCCAAATAATAATTGTAATTGGTGTGCTTTCCACAAAACTCACCTATGTCCCGCAACATCTTAAAGAATATGTATATTTATAGATATAATAAAATAATTAAAAAATAAAACTATGGCTGATAAA